GGTAGTTCGCGCCCCAAATCTTTCCTAGCGCCAGCGCACACTAAAGAGTTGTAATGACCAGACCTGTGCAAAAATGCAGAGATGTTGCGATCTGTGCGTTTTGGCGCAATATAGGGGCAAGCGCAGTTTGAGGGGAACAATGGCTACTTTGCAGCAAGTTGCTGCCCACTTGGGGGTCTCGACGAAGACCGTCCAAGACCTGCTGGCGAATGGCACAATCGAAAAGCAGGGCAAGGGCGAATACGATCTTGACGTATGTCTAAAGGGTTACATCTCGCGGCTTCGGGAGATGGCAGCATCTCGCGTTGGCAATGGCGATCTCAACCTCACGGACGAGCGCGCTCGGCTTGCCAAGGAGCAGGCCGACGCCAAGGAGATGGAAAACGCGATCACGCGGGGCGAATTGGTGTACATTGAGGACGTGGCAAAGCGGGTCGAGGTCGCGCTGTCCAATGTGAAGACCAAGTTGCTGGCCGTGCCAACCAAGGTCGCGCCAGAAGCGGCGGCGGCTGATGACGCGAAGGAAGTGCAGGCGCTCATAGAGCGACATATCATTGAGGCTTTGAATGAACTCGCAGGAATCAACGAGGCAGACGCAGGCTGACAAGCTGGAAGCACGGCTCGTCGAGGCCGTGTCGCTGGCAATGAAGCCGCCGCCGAAGCTGACGGTGAGCGAATGGGCTGACACCTTCAGGGTGCTGTCGAGCGAAAGTTCGGCAGAGCCGGGAAAGTGGTCAACATCTCGGGCCGAGTATCAGCGCGGGATGATGGATGCTGTGTCCAATCCCGACATTGAGACTGTCGTTCTGATGACATGCGCGCAGGTCGGCAAGACCGAGCTTATCAACAACGTGGTCGGCTATCACATCCACCAAGACCCGGCCCCGATGCTGGTGGTCCAGCCGACGCTGGAGATGGCGCAGACATGGTCCAAAGACCGTCTGGCCCCGTGCCTGCGCGATACGCCTGTTCTGAGCAACAAGGTCAAAGACCCCAGATCACGCGACAGTGGCAACACGACGCTGCACAAGACATTTGCTGGCGGCCATGTCACTGCCTGCGGGGCGAACAGCCCGGCCAGCTTGGCATCTCGCCCGTGCCGGGTGATCCTGTGCGACGAGGTTGACCGCTATCCGATCAGCGCAGGCACAGAGGGCGACCCCGTCTCGCTGGCCAAGAAGCGATCCAGCACGTTCTGGAACCGCAAGATCATCTTGGTCAGCACGCCGACCGACAAAGGGGCAAGCCGGATCGAAGCAGCCTACTCGGAGAGCGATCAGCGCAAGTTTTTCGTGCCTTGCGGGGATTGCGGCGAAACACAGGCGCTAAAGTGGGGGCAGGTCCACTGGACGGACAAAAACCCGTATTCGGCGGTTTACACCTGTGAGCATTGCGGATCGGCGTGGGATGACGCGGCGAGATTTCGGGCGATCAGGAAGGGCAAATGGCAGGCCACCGCCGAGCCGAAGGGCAAGGTCGCTGGCTTCCACATCAATGGCCTGTATAGCCCGTGGACCCCGCTTTATGAGGCGGTCTCGGACTTTATGAACAGCAAGCGCGATCCCATGCGCCTGAAGACGTGGATCAACACGTTCTTGGGCGAGACATGGGAAGAGCAGGGCGAACAGATCGACGAGATGGACCTGATGGAGCGGGCCGAGAACTGGGGCGATGAGTTGCCCGAGGATGTGCTGCTCATCACCGCTGGCGTTGACGTTCAGGACGACCGCTTGGAAATCGAGATCGTCGGCTGGGGCCGGGGCGAGGAAACATGGTCGCTGGCCTATGAGACGATGTACGGCGACCCATCGTCGGCTGAATTGTGGAACCGTCTCGACGTGACGTTGGGGCGGAAGTTTGACCACCCGACCTTGGGTGACATGGTCATTCGATCTGTCTGCGTGGACTCTGGCGGCCACTACACCCAGCAGGTCTACAACTATGCGCGCCTGCGGGCTGGCCGCCGTGTCTTCGCCATCAAGGGCGTCGGCGGCGAGGGCAAGCCGATTGTGGGCAGGCCGACAAAGAACAACATCGGCAAGATCAACCTATTCCCGGTCGGCACCGACACGGCCAAGGAGATCGTCTACGCACGGCTGAAGATCAGGGAGGAGGGCGAGGGCTATTGCCACTTCCCGGTTGGCCGCAGCGACGAGTATTTCCGCATGCTGACGGCTGAAAAGAAGGTGACGCGCTACTTCAAGGGCAGGCCAAGGATGGAGTGGACGAAGATCAGGACGCGCAACGAAGCACTCGACTGCCGGGTCTATGCGACGGCTGCTTTGGCTATTCTCAACCTAAACCTTGAGGCTGTTTACACTCAGGCCCAAAATCGGGTATCATCTGGTGAGCAACCTGCGGCCCCCCGCAAGCCGAAGGTGCCGATGCGGAGCGGTTTTGTCCACGGATACAGGTAATGGCCAATCTTTTTGACGCTGCCAATGCGCCAGAGGGCGAACCGCTTGAGATCGTTGTCGGCGATTTCATTCAGTGGAAGCGTTCTGATCTGGTTCAGGACTACCCGCTGGCATCCTACAGCGCGCAGTATGTCGCTCGGATCACGGGCGGTGGAAGCACGGAAGTCACGATCCCTGCTACCGAGACAGGTGGCACATATGTGTTCACTGCATCAAGCTCAACGACATCTGGATTTGAGCCGGGTTACTATCACTGGCAGCTTGAGGTGATCCAGACATCAAGCAGCAACCGCTTGGTGGTGGATCGCGGCGAGTTCACAGCGCTAGCCGATCTGGACGTGAACGGTGCCGATCCTCGCAGCCACGCTCAGATCATGATCGACAAGATCGAATCGATCCTGCAAGGCAAGGCCGACAGCGATGTCGGCAGCTACTCCATCGCTGGCCGCTCTCTGACCAAGATGAGCTTTGCCGAGTTAATGACGGCGCGGGACCAATACAAGGCCGAGTTCCAGCAGGAGGTCGTCAAGGACCGAGCGCGGCGCGGTAAGCCCACAGGAAGCACGATTAAAGTGAGGTTCGGCTGATGGGCCTTTTCGACATGTTCAAGCGCCAGAAGAAGGCGACCGGGAAGCGTGATTATCTGGCCGCCTCAAAGGGCCGCCTGTACATGGACTTCAAGGGCAGCAACAAGTCTGCCGACTCTGAGATTCGTTGGGTTCTGCGTGATCTACGCAACCGCGCCCGCGAACTGGAGCGGAACAACGAATACGCCCGCCGCTATCTGCAACTCGTTCAGACCAACGTGGTCGGCGAGAATGGCTTCCGCCTTCAGCTAAAGGGCCGGAACATCGATGGCTCCATCGACATGGCCGGGAACAACATCATTGAGGCGGCTTGGGCCGAGTTCTCGCGCCTCGGCGGATCGACCGTTGACGGCAAGATGTCGATGACCGATCTCTCGAATGCAGTGGTTCGCGGCGTGAAGCGTGACGGCGAGGTGTTCCTGCACATCGTCCGCAAGCCCTATCTGCGCCACGGCATCGGCGTTCAGATCATTGAGCCTGATCGCGTCGATGAGCAGATGAACGAGACGCTGCGCGACGGCAATCAGGTCCGCATGGGCGTGGAGTTGGACTCGGTGACGCGACGGGTTTCTGCTTATCACGTCTTGGTGAACAATCCCGGCGACTACGACTACACCACCACGACGACGGGCCTCTACCGCCAGCGCATCCCGGCAGATCAGATGATCCACATCTATGTGCAGGAGCGCGCAGATCAGACCCGTGGCGTGCCTGAGCTTGTGACAGCCATGCCAGCGTTGAAGATGCTGCACGGCTATCGTGAGGCAGAACTGACTGCTGCCCGCGTCGGCGCGTCCAAGATGGGCTTCTTCACGTCTCCGGCTGGCGATGGCTTCACGGCTGACGGGTTCGAAGACACCTTCACCCCGATGTACGACGCTGAACCCGGCACGTTCCACCAGCTTCCGGCTGGCGTTGACTTCACCCCGTTTGACCCCAACCACCCGACATCGGCCTTTGCCGATTTTGAGAAGGCGATCCTGCGTGGTATCGCTGGCGGTCTGGGCATCAGCTACACCGCGCTGGCCAACGATCTGGAAGGCACGTCCTACTCGTCGATCCGGCAGGGTGCGCTTGAGGAGCGGGACTTCTACAAGACCCAGCAGCATTTCTTCATCGAACACTTCATCGATCCGCTGTTCCGCGTCTGGATGGCCCACGTCATGGACTTTGCTCTGATCCCGATCAACGGGCCGGGCAAGTTCGACAAGTTTTCAATGGGCATCTCTTGGCGTGCGCGTGGCTTCCAGTGGGTTGACCCGCTGAAGGAGATCAACGCCGCCGTCGTGGGCTTGCAGAACGGCATCATCAGCCACACCGACATCGCTGCTACCTATGGCCGTGATGCTGAAGAGACCTTCGCACAGATTGAGCGCGACAAGGAAATGGCCAAGCAGTTTGGGCTGGCGATGGCCTACGAGCCATTCGGGTCGAAGCTGCCTGTCGAAGCTCAGGTGGAGGAATAGCAATGCCATATGCCAATGAACATGCTGCCCGCATCCGCGATCCTCGCCAATACGACAGCTTCCGCCGTCGCAACAACGGCGGTGGCCGTGGCGTTGACTACATCTTCGGCATCAAGGACGACACCAGCGAGATTCAGGCGATCCGTTTCCGCACTCAGTTCTTCACTGTGGCAGAGGCGCGGGCATGGCTGGATCGCAATAACTTTGAGCCGATTGAGTTTGAGCCTGCCACCGAAGAAGCGCGCTCTATGCAAGATGGGGGTGAGTTTGATATGATCGCCCGTGAAATGGAGGACGCAGCGATGCTGGAAGAAGAACACATCGAACCGACCGAGGCGCAAGAGGATGATCTTGAGCTTCAGGCCGAGCGTTATTCGCGTGACGGGATCGAAACCCGTGCGATGGCATTTGAAGACAAGGTGATCGACAATGACGCCCGGCGCGTCAAGATCGCTGTCTCATCCGAGGAACCCGTTGAGCGGTCCTTCGGCATTGAAATCCTCGACCACAAGCCCGGCAGCATCGATCTGTCGTTCTTGAATTCTGGCCGAGCGCCCCTTCTGCTGGATCACGATCCGACCAAGCAGATCGGCGTTGTAGAATCGGTTGCCTTGGATGGCTCGGCACGGCGTCTCCGTGCGACTGTTCGTTTTGGGAAAAACGGGCTTGCCAAAGAGGTTTTCGATGACGTGACTGATGGCATCCGAGCCAACATCTCGGTCGGCTATCAGATCAACAAACTCGACAAGGAAGGCAAGGAAACGTACCGAGCCACTTCTTGGATGCCTATGGAAGTTTCCATCGTTTCTATCCCCGCCGACAGGACAGTTGGCGTTGGCAGATCGGCGGCGGACGACCTGACCACCTCTATCCCTGCAACCCCTATCAAGGAGGCCAAAATGGCTGAATTTGATCTGGACGCGGTCAAGGCCGAAGCTGCCCGTGCCGCTGCCAAAGATGCTGGCGAGATGATCCGTCTCGGCGCATCGCACAACAAGCGTGATCTGGCTGAAAAGGCCATCGCTGCTGGCCGTTCTCTCGCCGAATTCCGTGGCGAACTGCTGGAAGCAATCGGCAACAAGCCTCTGGAAACGGCCAACATCGGCCTGACCCAGAAAGAGGTCCGCGAGTTCTCGCTCATGGCTGCGATCCGCGCTATGGCGAACCCGACCGACTTCCGCGCTCAGGAAGAAGCCCGCTTCGAATTCGAAGCCTCGGCTGCTGCCCAGCGTGCTGCTGGCGTCGATGCCAAGGGTCTGATGATCCCCGGCGACGTTCTGCGGTCGTGGGCAAAGCGTGACCTGAACACCTCGGACGACTCCAGCGTGATCGCGCAGGACTTCCGTGGCGGTGACTTCATCGACGTTCTGCGTAACGCTTCGTCTGTGATGCAGGCTGGCGCTACCATGCTGACGGGCCTCAAAGGCAACGTGGCTATCCCGAAGAAAGCTACCGCCTCGGCGTCTGGCTGGATTTCGACGGAAGGTGGCGCTGCATCTGAGTCGGAGCCGACCTTCGGTCAGGTCACGATGACGCCGAAGGTGCTTGGTGCCTTCACCGACATCACCCGCCTGATGATGCAGCAGTCCTCGCCCGATATCGAAGCTCTGGTTCGTGACGACCTGTCGCGTGCTATCGCTCTCGCTATCGACCTCGGCGGCCTGCGCGGCACTGGTTCCTCGGGCCAGCCCACTGGCATCAAGGCGACCTCGGGCGTCAACAAGCCGACCGCCTTCGCGGCTGCCAACCCGACCTTCGCTGAAGTCGTGGCTCTGGAAACCGCTGTGGCCGAGGACAACGCTCTGCTGGGCAACCTCGCCTACATCCTGCCTGCTGGCATGTATGGCGCGCTGAAAACCACTGCTAAGGCCGCTGGCCAAGGCCTCTTCGTGGTCGAGCAGCCGGGCAACACGATCAACGGCTACCGTGCGATTGTCTCGAACCAAGTCACCGCTGGCGACCTGTTCTTCGGCAACTTCTCGGACCTGCTGATCGGCATGTACGGCGGCTTGGACATCCTCGTCGATCCTTACACCTCGTCCAACACTGGCACCGTGCGTATCCGCGCACTCCAGACGGTCGATGTGGCGGTTCGTCACGCTGTGTCCTTCGCCTACAACAACGACGAAGCCTAATGGTTTTGAAGTGGAATGGGGGCGGCTTCGGTCGCCCCCAACCTCAACAGGAGGCTAGAATGGCAAACTACCTGATCCTCAAATCCTGCATGGCTGGCGGCTCTGCCCGCAGTGCTGGAGAGATCGTCGAACTGTCCGAGCAGGAAGGGAAGTCTCTCTTGGGTATGGGCCGTGTTCAGGTTGCCCCAGAGAGCGCGGCTCCTGCCGTCGCTGATCGCAGCGTTGCACTTGATACCAGCGATGCGCCTAAAGTTTCGAAGCGGGCCAAGAAGGAATAATCATGGCCCTGCCCTTCGCCACTGACCTGCTGACCCTGTTTAACGCTGATGAGTTCGCTACGTCAGTGACTTATAAGCGCCGTGGCGCTTTGGGTGAAAGCACGTTCAATGGCATCTTCGACAATGAGACTGTTCCTGTTGACGCTGGCGGGTTCGTGTCGGTGCATCAGGAGCAGCCTCGTTTGACTTGCCGCACGGTTGATGTGCCGAATATCTCTGAGGACGATCAAGTAATCGTCTCTTCGGTGACCTACACGGTTCGCGCTTGGGTCCATGACGGGACTGGTGTGACGGTCTTGCAGTTGGAGCGCAAGTGATGGCTCATGTTCGTCAGCAGGTGAGAGACGCTTTCGTGACTGCGCTGAAAGCTGGTGTTCCGCTTGTTGCAAAGCGAGTTTTCGCCACGCGGGTCTATCCCCTGACGCAGGCAAAGCTCCCTGCCATCACGGTCACCGCTGGTGCCGAGACATCCGGCCTAATGACGATGGGCGCAACAATGGGCGTCAAGTCATTGGACCGCACGGTCGAGATTACGGTTTCGATTTATGAGAATGCCACTGCATCGCTTGACAGCACGATTGATGCTATCGCGGTGCAGGTTGAAGAAGCCATCGGAGCGGACTTCACGCTAGGTGGCATCGCGAAGGAATCGGTGCTAACATCGACGAGCATCGACTTTTCTGGTGAGACTGAGCAGCCTGTTGGCATCGCAACGATGACTTTTGCTGTAAGGTATGTCACCAGTCTAACTGATGTCGAAACAGCCAAATAAAGGAGGCTCCTGCTATGGCTACGCACGCTGGCAGCGAAGGCACCGTCAAAGTCGGAGCCAACGCAATCGCCGAAATTCGGTCGTATTCGATTGAAGAATCGGCTGACACCCTTGAAGACACCTCTATGGGTGATAGCGCACGGACCTATAAGCCGTCGCTGACCACCTACACCGGGACGATTGACGTTCTGTGGGACGAGACCGACACCACGGGCCAAGGCGCTCTGACCATCGGTGCATCCGTCACGCTGAACCTCTATCCCGAGGGTTCGACCACTGGTGACATCTATTACACTGGCACCGCCATTGTGACGGGTCGCTCCATCTCTGCGTCGTATGACGGTCTGGTTGAGATGTCGATCAGCGTGCAAGGCACTGGCGCTCTGTCGCAAGCGACGGCTTCCTAATGAGCTTGGCGAAGCGCATTGCAGCCAAACGGGCTGACCAGCAGCGTGGCTTCGTCGATGTCGAAGAATGGGGCGAGGGGGAAACTCCCCTTCGCCTCTTCTTCACGTCTGTGAGCGCACGGGACATCGAAAAGGTCCAGCGCAAGTACAAGGACTTTCTGACCAACACCTCCTTGGGTGCGATGGTCGAGATGGTCATTGAAAAGTGCGAAGACCAGAAGGGCGACAAGGCGTTCACCCTTGAGGACAAGCCGATCCTGATGAGTGAGCCTGTCGGCGTGATCGCCAAAGTGTTCGGCGCTGTGTTCAACGCGACGAGCATTGAGGATCACACAAAAAACTAAGAGGCGACCCATTCAGGCTCAACTTGGTGGCGCTGGCGGATAGGTTGGGCAAGACCATCTCGGAGATTGAGGAAATCTCGCTGGATGAGTATAATGAATGGATGGCCTACTTTGCCGTCATGAAGGAGCGCGAGGAAAATGAGCGAAAGACTCGTATTTGAGTTGCAGGCCATCGACCGCGCTACTGCGCCGTTGAAGGCCGTTCAGGCTCAGGTCACCCGCACTGCGGCCACCATCAACACAGCCAACTCCAGCATGAGGGGCTTTGCCCAAGCATCTGGCCTTGCCAACACGGCAACCCAGAAGTGGGCAAAAGGCGCGCTTCAGCAGGCTGGCTTCCAGATCGGCGACTTCGCGGTTCAGGTGGCCAACGGCACCAACGGCTTGCAGGCATTCGGTCAGCAGGCACCGCAGCTTCTGCAAATCTTCGGCCCGGCTGGTGCCGTGATCGGTGCCGTTGTCGCCGTCGTGGCGGCATTGGGCGTTGTTGCCCAGAAATCTGGCAGGGAGATCGAAAACCTTGGCTCTGCTCTTGGCGTGCTTCAGGCTCCGCTAGGAGCGGTGGCAGATGCGGTCAAGCAGGCTGGTGCCGCGCTTGGCTCTGTTTTTGGCAATCTATCTGGTGAGATCGACACGGCGATCATCGCGGTGGGTCTCTTTGCTGGCGCGATGGCGATCAGGGCTGTGCCTGCGATGCTTGCGGCTACTGGGGCCTCTGGCCTATTCGCATCGGCAATGGTCACCTTCAGGGCCGCCGTAGTGGCATCTGCGATCTCTGCTGGCTCTTTCTCTAGCGCGCTGATCTTCTTGCGGGCCACAGCGATGACTGTCGGCGCTGCTTTCGCTGCTGTCGGTGCGATCCTGATGAAGCTGCTACCAGTGGCGCTCCTCGTCGGCTTGGCCAAACTGATTGAAATTTTCTTGCGCCTCAAGGAAGGCGCTGGTGGTTTTGGCGAGGCCATGAAGCTGCTTGGCGATCTCGTCGGGGCTGTTTGGCAGGGCATGGTAGATAGCGCCAAAGCAATACCAGATGCGCTTTCTGGGGTTTGGATGACCATCAAGGCTGGTTTTGCCAGCATGGTTTCTGGACTTGTTGGGACTTGGTATAGTTTCTTGGAAACTATCGCTAGGTCTTCTGGAGAGGCTGGCCTTGATGACGTGAATAGTGCGGTTCTTGGGTCTCTGTCATCTGTCGGGCGGTTGCAAAACGATCTTGATAAAGCTTCGGAGACGGCGCGAGGCGAAGCAAGCACGGCATTTGCATCTGCTGGCACCAAGATTTCGTCCGCATGGGGTGGGGTCACAGAGGCCTTCGGGGCATTAAATGATGCTGTGGCGGCTGGCACCACTGAGGTCAACATCTTCGGCGATGCATCGGCAGAAGCCGCCGATAAGGCTGGTGGAGCGGCTAAGGCGGCAACTGAAGAGTTGACCCAGCAGCAAGAGAACATTAAGGCCATCGCAAACACGATCCGCGAGTCCTTCTCCAGCGCCTTCATGTCGATGGTTGACGGCACCAAGTCGGTCAAGGACGCCTTCCGCGACATGGCCCGCAACATCATCATGAAGCTCTATGAG